CCTTCTATAAACTTCTCAACCATCCCCCTTTCCACCTGCAGGGTGCAATTTCTCTCAACCCTCTCATTGTAGATGGATGCTGTTTGGTTTACCGCAGTCACATAGAACAGCTCCCCTGCTAATCTAACCCAGTTACCCCGTTTAATCCTCCTATCCCCATTAGCAATGCTGATAGACCCTTTACGAGTGAATGGCTTTAATGCATTCACTTCCACCAGATACATAAGATCCCTGATAATATAGGATTTTACTTCTCCATAGTTCTCAACCCCCCTTTGCCCAAAGAAGCTACGGTATGAAATGTAGTTGCTCACCACCTTCATCCTGCGTGCTCCCCAAATCTGGGCATACTCAGGGAAGTACAGTATAGGAATATGAGCAAGGGCAATCTTTTGAGCATCCCCTATGAAAGCCCCTTGGGGGACTATCTCAAACCAGGTATAAACCTCAGTGTCAAATGCCAGATCTGTACTTTCAACATCTATAGGATCTATATCTATAATAGCTCCGGGCTGATTTATTAACTCCACAACAGACGCCCTGTCCACAGGGGGCTTACGGGCAATTAGGTGGAACTCATCTCCATAAGTGTCTGTAAAAAATTCCACAAACGGCTCTTGGCAAATTTTCTGAAACTGATTTAGTACACTGCCATCTGGATTAGACAAAGAGGGGTCAGCCAAATACCTATTTGCCACACTTTCATCTATATGTAATTTAATTATCTGCCAAACCCCATTAGCAGGTTCCGAGGTTTCCTTTCCTCCTTCCCCAGTAACATCATACAGTTTAGATACCCTATCCCCATATGCTGAAAAGATATCAAATCCCTCTGGCAATACCCCAATAGAAGCCAACTGGGTAAAAATAAACTTAAGGGACAGTTCAATGGATCTCCAGCTGTAAACAAATGTATTCTCTATCTTTCCAGTAGTGAACATCCTCTTCTTCATTGATCCAGTACGGTTGTCATTAGTAAAAGAGCCTGTTACTGTATCTGTGAAAAGAAGTGGATAGAAATAACACTGGTCATCTATAAGGGTTTTCACAAGATCCCTGCCTGAAAGATTGATTAGGATGTCTTTAGGGGTTCTAGTTTCTTTTACAGTGTCCACCAACCCAATCATATCATATATTTTACCAGGCAAATCCTCTACCCCTAACACCTCTCTATCGTCTTCAATCTGAAGAGTCTCAAACCTTATAAAGACCAAATCATTCTCACTGACTCTTCGGAAGACATTGTCTTCAAAAGACAAATTCTGAATATCGACAGGACTATATCTATCTGCAAATATAGGAGACATCTGTATTTGAAAATTACCTCCTGTTGCTGAAACCGAAGTGACTACAGTCTGGATGCTTCTTGTGATATCTAGAATTGTTGGCTCAGGGTTCTCTGTTTTATTACTTACCTTAGTTACCAAGAACACTGAAATGTTTGCACTTAAAGTTCCATACTTCCCCTTTACAGTGAAACTGGGACGATACTGCTTATCCGATTGAATCTTCTTTTGAAAATCTGTAAGAAATAATTTGAATTCCTTAAAATCTGATTGAATATTGAACCCCAAAATACTGGCCATAGACACCTTTGCCTTGTCTATAGGGATCATAAGGGTCAAGTCAAAGGGGACTCCCGCTTCCTCAGCAAAGGGAATTAATCCTGTTACTTCAATTTCCTGATCAAATACAAACTCTTCTAGCCTTTGAAGGTTTGAAATCCCCTCCACACTGAAGTTAAGAAGCTCAGTCAATTTACTTGCATAAGTTTCTGACTCTGGCCACTTCACTGGGGAAGATGGTGAATCGAAAAACTCCTTCCAAGTAGTTATCTCAGAAGATTTATGTGAATAAATGATATATTCTATTCCTTCTACCATGGCTTCTTAGAATTTTTCGAAACAATCCTTGAAACCAATATTGCTAAATTGGTATTCATCCTACTAATATCTAACACTGCTGCTGTTTCTATGGCAAGTCTTGCACTACTTTTTTCATTCTGCTCCCTCATAAAATCTTTAAGATCTTTCATTATCTCTTCTTCAGTCTTCCTATTAGCAAATTTATCTATCAAATCTGTTGACTTTTTCACCCACTGGACTAAGCTCTCTCCATTCTTCTGGAATACATTATCAGTTGCGGCTGTAGCAGCTGCCAGTATCCCACTTGCCGAACCTGCAGCCCCTTCTATACTCAACCCCCCAGCAGTCATAATTTCATCAACTGATTTGAAACCCTTTCTCCCCTTTATAATATTCTCTGCCCCCTGTCTACTTATGTTGCCTCCGGACCCCTTAATCCAACTATAGAAATTTCTAGAAGCCATCTCTTCATCCCCTCCAGAGATCCCTACTATTTGTTCAATCATTGCTGGTAAATAATCACTATTCTCCCAGGGAGTATCTCTCATTTTTTGAAGCTCCCATAAGGATTTTCCTGGTGCTATCCTAGATAAAACATGATATTGCATTGCCTCTATCTGGGGGGAAGATGATGTAGATAGACCTTGATGCAGTGCACCTTGGGTGCGAGCTAAAAGTTCTGGATTAGTTAGTGTTTCATCCAATGACATAATAGAAGAAACTACTCTAGCATTTAAACTAGAGTCTACTTGATGGGTAGCATCCAACTGTTTACGATTGATATCAATTAGGACTTGGAAGTATTCTGGTAAGTATGCTGTAACATCTCCTTCAGATGCCCCTTGTCCCATTAACCCCCCTGTGAATTCCTTAAAGGTACTTCTGAGATCTAAATAAGATCCTCTGGAAGTTTTTGCCAACTCTCCTAGATCTAACCCATACCCTTTCTCCAATAAAGCTGCATCAAATGCCCCTCCTCCTCCTATGCCGCTAATCCCAGTATTAGACCTATTCAGCTTAGCCTCTCGTTCCATCATATCAGAATAGGTGAACCCATACTGCTCCATCTGTTTATATTGGGAAAGTCTAATATCCGAAGGTCTACCTCCAAAAGATTGAAAATAAGTCCCTCGACTTGTTTCAAACCTCTCCGCAGAACTTAGCAGCTTCCCCGCAGCTGCTGAAAGACCTTGTCCAATAACAGGAGTAAGCCCCACCAAAGCAGCCAGAGCATACATCTCATTCTTAGAGGTTCCCAACTGGGCAAGGGTGTTAAACCCTCGACCACCTTTGGATACAGCCTGTCGGAACCCCATTCGCTCCTCCTCCTCGCTCTTCCCAATCTCCCCAAGAGTTCCTCGTTGCAGAGTCTCCTTCAGAATCTCCTCGGCTTTACCTTTAGGAGCCAATTGATCAACCGTTCTTGACTTCCTAATACGATCTTCAACCCCCTTGCGATCTTCCCGAATTTCCTCCTTAGAGGCATGCCGGATGGTTTCAATCATCTCTCGCAGGAGTTTGGTCTGGAGTTTCTCTTCGTCTGACCCCCGCTTCAACCCTGAAATTTCTTCCCCGTACCGCTTCTTATCAATTGCTCCTGACTGAAATCTCGTCTCTATCCTTGACTTACCCTCTTCAAATCCAACCTTATTGCGACGCTCAAGAGCCTTAATCTGATCCTCAATAGAAGAGAGCACCTCTTTACTGGATGTTGAATACTTCCTTGCATCCTGTATCATCATCCTGCCCATCTCCTCAGCATCAAACTTAATACGCTGAAAGGCTGTGGCCAACTCGCTGCTGTCTACTGAAAATCTTACCCTTGTGTCCATACTACATTGAATCTAAATCCAACTCATCAAACATTTTAGCTTCATCCTCTTCTGTTAAAACCCTTCCCCACTTCCCAGACCCTGGCTGGTACTTCTCCTCTTGTAACTTCGCTTTGGATTCCATTATTAAAATCTCCTCCTGCATATCAAACAGTATATCCAGCAGATTCATCCCCTTGTGTTGGGAACAGGCAAAAGGGACTCTGTGCCTCCTCCTCCACCATAAATCCATCGGAAATCTGTGGTTCCACTCGACAACAAAGTCCCTCACGACTTAATATATTTTACGAGGATTACTCCCCTTGTTTCTTATTTTCCTTGTCCTCTAACTTAACATAAGTATCATACGTTTCCTTGAATTTCTTCAACCAAGTATTATACCACGGACGAACCTTATTTCGATACTCCCCTACTAACTCCAGCGCATCAATCGCATCAATATCCATTGGACTGGAAACCTTCATCTCCCTAAATACCTCGGGGCACATAACTTCAAAAAAAGATATGGCATCCACCTGCTCCAACGCATTAAAGGTCTCAACCCCCATACTACGAGACATATCAACATAAAACCCCCCAGAGAGTTCAAATCTTCTAGATTCAAGCCTTATCTGCCTTCCTACTGTAGGGAAGGTAATTGGATACTCCCGACCCTGAATTGTAACAACTACTGTTCTGTTCATACAAATATTATTGGTTTACTGTTTATAATGGATCAATAATTGGATTCAAATAGGTGCCTGAAATATCAGACATCGCCACATTCCCCTCGTCAATAGAGAAAGACTGGCTATCTAAAAAAGCATTCTCAATTATAGCTACCCTGTCCTTATCAGTCTCAGTGACAACTCCATCAATAATCGATCCTGCCACTGGAACTTTCCTATAGATATGAATGTTCACTCCAAAATCCCTAAGGAGAATAGTGTCCTTAAATTGCTGTGATGTCTGCACATCCCTCTTAACAAAAGGGTTATCAATTGTCCCCAGCTTCTTCAGAGAGACCATTGCTGAAGATGCAGAAAAAGTACAATTCACTGCCAGTATGGGTTTCTCTAGGGAAACTAATTCTCCAATCCCTCTAACATCCCCCCTTTGGATCTGTTCCTGTACCCTAATTGACCTCATCTTCCCCACAAACTTCCCATTGATCTCAATAAGGGCAATTGGGGCTGACAGGGTTTTCTTATCTTGTGCCATATTCTATTATTTTCAAATCAAAACAAATATTAGATTTCTGAAACCACTCCAATAAAGAACAGCTTACTTATCTCATTATTCGGAGCAATCTTATACCTAACAAAATAGGCATCCTCAACCCTGTCTACAGTAACCTCTTTAAAAGAGAGAAGTAGATTAGGTGTGTTATCTGTGGAAGTCCTAGACTGAAGATAGCTTATAGTCCAGTCCCTAAGGTAAGCAGTGGACAGAGTTGCCCTGTTTACTCCCTCAGGGTCAGTAAGCAGCTGCTGCCTTGCATTCACAACAAGCTCTTTATTTATTTGTGAAATAATCCTCTTCAACTGCACAGAGTGAGTTGTGCCATCCTCATTGATCAGATTACGATTCTTCTGCAGGGAATTTACCCCTTGTAAAACCACATACTCTCTTACTAAGAAGTCAAAAACTGTTGCCAATACCCCATTATCCAGGCACTGTCCCTGTTCCTTTTCGGTAAGCCTATGGCTCTCTCCATCAATATCTATAGGCTTAAAAGTAATAGGAACCTGTGGTTCAAGTCCTGCCAATCTCCCTAATACCAAGGCAGCTTTATACAATGCAGTAAACACCCTGAAACCTGTCCCAGAGGATTGAGAAACTTTCTTCACCCCTCCATGCACCACAACAACTGTGTCAGAATCGTAGTACTGAGCTGTAGGAATTGATCCATCAACTTGTGTAAACTTTGTAGAATTTGTTCCCCCTCCAACTACCATCTGCTTCTGGAACTTTGCCTCCTGGTTGATGTGGTTAAAAATCTTAGTATTCTCTGCCCCCTGCGCATTATCTCCCTCCTTATCACATAAGAAGTAAGAGAAATCCAGCTCCTTAATATTCTCAAGAACTGTATCTAAGTGGGTAGAACTGTAAGTCTCTGTACCACTTATAGCTAATTGATTCCCTGTTATTGCTGCCAGATCAGCAGAATCAATCGCTCCAGTCCCTGAAACTGTCTTTGTGTGAAGATAGAACAGGGAGTTGAATGTATAGTCTTTCTCTGCCCAATCCACAAGATCTTGCATATTATCAAACTCTATACTCTTTAGTAGTAATTGAGGTGGAGAATCTGCCTCAGGGATTCCATTGTATGGAAGAGCATCGGTGTAAGCCCCTACATAAGTCCCTCTCCAAAACTTTAATACGAACTTATCAGTATCCACCTCCCCTGAATGCATAGTAAAGGCATACCCCTTTCTCAAAACATTCCCAGAATCCTGTGACCCATTAGCAATAACACCTTCATCCCTGGTGTGGAACACAAATGTTCCCCCATGTCCTGTTCCTCCAGTTGGAGCAAAGGTCATAACCCCAGAAGTAGTTTCTGCCGCACGAACAAAATAAATTTGACTCACTCCAGGTAAAAACTTATAAGGCTTAAACAAAGGGTTTGCTAAAAGATGCCACAATCCCCCTTTATGGAAATCTTGAAAATCTTTGAGGTTATCAAAAACGTAAACAGCATCTTTCCCTGATGCTAATGCCCCTGCAATCCCTGAACCTCCCCCATAGTTAGCCCCTGACCCAGTGTCCACTATCATTATGTTCCCGTAAGAAGCCCCAACTGGAGGGTTCTTAATCCCTGATTCTATTGTAGAATAAGCTCCTGGAAGTTTAACAGTTCTGCCTCCAAATACGTATGTTGTTGCCATCTTTAACTTATTATAAGTAACCCAAATATTTTCCTAAAGATATTAAATTTTTATTTTCCTCTCTTAGAGAATGGAATTCCATTTTTAGAAAGTAACTCCTCCCATTCCTTTTCAGTAATCTCGTTATTAGGGAATTTTTTCTTAATTACCTCAATATCTCTCCAAGAAATCTTGAATATTGATTCAGGATTACTAGTCTTAGTGAATTTATCTGTACTCTTTCGCATGTCTTCTGGTTTTAGTTAGGTTATTTTTCTTAATTACCTCAATATCTCTCCAAGAAATCTTGAATATTGATTCAGGATTAGACTACTCATAATTGGCTGGCTCTGGTCGTTTCTCACTCTCAACCTCTTGTAGTATATCAAAAAAATCTTGGTGCCCTGGGTCAATTTGGTTCACGTAAACATACTTTATACCATTATCTGTATGTTCAGGCAGCCCCTGTGCCTTCATGTAGTTGTAGAACATATGAATTTGCACCGCTTGTGGGTGCATTGGGTTCAAAATCTCTACACTCGCCTTAATTCGTAGCGGGTATTTTGGCTCGTGCCAATCCTGCATCGCCAGCTCGTAGGGGCTTGGCTGTAGAGCTTCTAACTCGGCAGCGGTGAGGTTAACGTATTTACCATTTACATATTTCTTCATAGCCTGTATATTTTAATTTGTGAACCAGCCCTCCACCGAAGCGCAAGTAGTTCAATGTTTGTTATATTTTGAGACACAGGCAGACTAGCCGTATAAAAATTTGTTCTAGGACTCCCTGTCGTACTACTACTATTTCCAATAAATTGTTGTATTATTATGCTATTATTATTTTTGTAACATTGAATTGTACCTGAAAATATGTTATCTGTTGCTCCGTTACAATATATTGTCGCTGAGGTTGATAAATCATTAGTTACTGAGTTCCAATATGTTAAAGAATGAATTGAGTTGAGTCTAAGCATACCATTATTAAGACCCCCGCTCACTACACCGTCTACAAGGATTAGAACCCCTCTTTCATCTAATTGTTTCCCATCCTTATCTACTGACAACTCAAATTCGGTTATATCATGTTCAAACACTTCCTCCCAAATTACTCTATCCTGCAACCCCGCCACCTTATTCGTAACTTGCTGCATCGTATCTCCCACTTCTGGGGCGGTGTAGTCGGGGGTTACTGGGTCGGAAACGGTTATTGCCTTGGCTGGGTGCTGATCAGCTAAATCTCGCCCCCTTGTTAGACTATGTCGTAAGGCAATAGGGGTGCTAAAGTAACTAGCATGTTCCCCTCCCACAATTGTATTTATCGTAACATCAGTTGTCCTAGTAGTCCTAGCATAAATCCTAACCCCAAAGCGATCAGTGCTGAGTACTGTAAAATTAGGCTGATTACTTTCATGCCGAATGGTAGTGTACGCTATATTACTAATCTCTGGGCTTTCAGAAGAAAAAAGAACAGTCTCTTCTCCGTTTAAATGTCTTACAAATGCCTGAAAAATTAAATAAGTCTCCTTATTATCTGTGTCAACTTTCACCCTATAATTAGCAATATACACCCCTGCATCTAAAATGGTTGTCTCTAAGGCATCATCGTATAAATATGTTCTCGCTAAAGTGACTCCATCGGCATTATTAATAGTGATTGCTAATTCTGTTGGAACCAATTCATTCAAGTAGCTTATCCGCTTATACCCCTCCACCTCACTGCTATCTGTCCTAAAATACACATTAGCGATAAACCCTCCCCCACTGGGTTTCGGATATATGCTATCAAAGTAAGTCTTTAGAGTGGACTTGATGTTTGCCCAAGTAATCTTTAACCAACCTTTCTCTCCACTGCTGTCATCATCGTCGTCATCGTCGGACACATCTTGTGTAAGAATAGCAAGGGTGTCGGTGTCCTCTGGACTCCCCTCTAGGGTTTCTTCTGGATTAAATTCAACCTCAATCTCATCCAATTCTTCCCTATCTGTCAAAGTAAAGCCCCTGAAATTCAACTTTGACCTAGGAGTAACCTCTACTCCATTCCATAGGATTATATGTCCACTCTCTACAGGTGTCGACCCTGGGACAATTCTCTTAGCAACTACTGGAGTTGTGTTAGTGGTCACATACAAATCAAACTCATCCCCCACCCTAATAAAATATAAGGCATTAGGTATTAACTGGTTCCCTGTAGGGAGAACATCCTCCTTATAGAACTTTACTGGCTTAAATATTGACATAATCTACCATTCATAAGTTTGCCAAACAATATCCCTGTACACCACCTCGGGTTCAAATTTTTCTACCACCACCTCCTCAATATCTATACTGTTAATCAGTCCTCCTTCATCAATTGCAGGGGTAAATCTATCATAAATACAATCCACCCCAATAGTTTTTGAGAAAACTGGAGGAGTAATCTGTTCTGCCAACTGGACATCCCCTCCACTCAGTTTTATATTTCTCATCCCACTGTACTCAAAACTATCTACTCCCATTATAAACAGAGAGCTTAGGAGGTAATAAATAATCATCGCCTCTTCATAATTGTCCGAGGTAATTAAAACGGTCAACCTTGAATCAAAAACCCTATTCAATGATTCTCCTTCAAAATCAAATCCCAGTCCTTGGTCAACCGACCCTGGACTATCAGCTGAAACCACAATGTGGACTGTAGGCAGATGGGCACGTTTCTGGTTAAAGTACTTGAATACTTCCAGTTTCCTGCTCTTATCCTGAGTGGGAAGCACAATGGCTCTTACCTGATCATAATAATCGTACCCTCCAATGCTCTGCCCTCCAAACATTTTATACAAAATCGTATCTTGGTCATTGGCTTTGGTGGTATAGTTATTCCGCACAAGATTAAGAAGTCCTTGGGTCAATTTCAGTAACTGTATTTCAGGTATCACAAGTGCCATTAGAATCCCATTTCTTTAAGAAAATTATCCCTTGATCTAAGAACTATTGAATTCACTTCCATTCGAGTTAATGCCTTCCCTAGGAAGTCTCTTGCAATAAATCCCTTATGTATCCAAGAATCTGGATCAGATTTATCAGAAACCCTCCTAAATGTAACATAGTGAGAATGTTGATTCTTAGGTGACCGAACCATCCCCTCCCACAGCGTTGATTTATGAGTGTAAGTATCCCAAACCTTTGTTGCAGTTTCAATACGCTGCCTCTTGCCTAAGACCCCTTGGTACCTACTAGGTAGTTCACTAACAGCTACCCCTCTTCTCTCCGTTATGCCCTTTACTATCTTATGAATATCCGCTGGAATCTTTGGAGTTGACTCTTCAACCGTATCTGGGGTGTACCACTTATAGGGAATGGTCAAATACCAGCCCCCATCTGCAGTACGGGTTTTCTTAGTAGATTTTTCAAACCCAGACTTCATATCGAAAGGGCTGGTTCCCTTCTCCAGCATATTAGGCAGTTTACCATGTAGTCCTACAATCACTGCATTCTCCCCATCCTTCAGGGTGTAGATAGAGTTTATATACTCATTTCGGGTTGAACCTAATTGCTTTGCCTCCTCTTTCCATAACTCCACTGCCCTAACTGCTAAAGCATTAAGAGTGTTAACCACCAAGGGTCTGACTTCTTGAGTTGTGAAATCAAACTTCTTAGCAAAATCCGATACGTCTATTTTAATAGGTATCATCTGTTAGTAAGAGTTATCTATTATAGAATCCCCTATGAAATTAGGTCTATCAAAAATATCTAAAGCCCTGCGTGCCACCCCAGAAACTGGAAGACGAATCTGCTCTTTTGACCCCCTATCATTCAGTATAGAAGAGTTACGAATATCATGATTCATATCAACCACATAGTACTGTGGGTTGCATTTGTACCTTATTGATACCATTTTAGCTTCATTCTCCTGTAGAGTAATATTAGGGAAGATAATCTTATACCCCCCTGCAGAAAATTTAAATTCTTCCGGTGATAATCGATTTAATGCCTGGTCCGACTGGATGAATGTAAAAATTTCCATAACCTCAACCAGCTTATAAGTGACAAAGCAGAACACAACTCCTGTACTACTTACTTGAAGAGGCATAATTTCAGACTCATAGTTATCTGAATCTATTAGGGTGATTCTGTCCATAAACGTAATCCTATCCTCGCTTCTGGCAGTCACCGCAATCATCCCCACCAAATCCTTAGTCCACTGTAAATACTTGTTGCTGTAATTTATAGAAGTAAGAACCATCTTAGTCCTTATAGCATTAAACAGAACCCAGCCTGTCCCACGGCAATTCTGGCAATCAGAAAGTGGAGAATGCTGTGTCCCTCGGCATGGGCACATTGTTGACTTCTCCCATATCACTCGATATCCCTTATTCTCTATAAGAGCGTCAAACTCAGGCTTTATAAAGTCCACTGAAGGTCTCCCAATAGTAGAAGGAGGTGTGCTATTTCTTACCAGGTTAGCCATTATAATGCAGCAAAATTAAGTCCCCTGACATTATTCTTTATCTTAGCCAGAGTTTCTTTTATTTCTTTTTGATAATTTATTATCCTAGCAGAGAATGCTGAGTTTTCAGCACTATTCGTGGTGCCTATACTTTGACTCAACCCATCTATACTGAGTGAGTAATTCGCCACAGCAGCCGTCCCCAGAACAATATCACCGAGTACATTAAAAATCCCAATTGAGGCAAGTTTACCTACTATATTCAGAACATCCATAGGCATGTCGGCAAACCCTGTAGTGTATTGTATTGTCCAATAATTAGGGATATTCCTAAAAGATCTTAATCCAATCTGGGCAGAAAGCCCTGCAAGTATGACATCGGCATTGCCTTCTGTTACTCCCCTAGAAACTGGAACTACATAAATATTTCTTTCCTTGTAAACGTCAGAATTCTTCTTCACTGAGAGCCAGCTGCTCGGATAAACAATCTGCTCCAGTTCATTTAACATCCCCACCAGACAAAGTGCCTTCTCCACAGGGTAAGATGTTGGGATTATAGGAAACCCATTTGAATAGTCATCATGAAAATACCCCTTTGATTCTTCTACAAAGGTTGGAAATAGTTTTATTCCCAAGAATCTTTCAATCTCTTGTTGCGCTGCTTCAATGTAATAACGGTAAACTCCCAGATCCATCTTAGTCCCATCTGTACTTCGAGTATTAATACCGTAGAAATATAGAATAGCCATCTCTTCAGCGGAGATGGCTAAGTTTCCATTCTTCTTATACCGTATTTTAAACGTTTGAGTTGGCATTGACTGTCTTATCAATTAACATGATTACCAGGTCAACTTTACTTAAATTGTTATACTCCTCTTCAGGAATTTTTAGGCTCTTAGCCATGCCCTTGAGAATATCAGCATTGGAAGTTACAAGGACTTTAATGCCCTCTAAGTCTTCCTGAGATAGCTTTGCAGAAGTCCCTTTACCCGATTCAACTTGAGACTTGAATTTCTCAAACTCTTCAACAACCCTATCATACTCTTGCTGAGAGACTTTCTTCAGCTTGGGGTTGTCTTCTAGAATCTCTTCACACTTCTTCCTCCACTCCTCTTTCTGGCTTGCCTGATCTTCCAACTTCTTTTCAAAAGAAAGTTTCTGATCCTTTATAGCCTTGTCTCTCTCTTGGATTGAAATCTGGAGATCCTTTATCACCTTTATATACTTCTCCGACTCCTTCTCCTGTTCAACAGTCTTAGGAACCTCTTTAGAAAAAAGCATATCCGGATAATCCTTTAGCAGTCCCTGTGCTACTGATGCCTCCAATTCGGCTGCACCCTCGTTATCAAACTTTGCAATTCTTTGATCTGAAAAAGCAACTTCAATCCCCTTCCAGGCTCCTATATTGGTAAATACTTTCATCTCTTCAAATTTTTAAGTTAACAAGCGGGGGGACTCCTGCCCCCCTGCTTTATTTATTCACTTAGGATGGGAAAGTTCTGCCGATGTTTACAATACGGCTAATCTTTTTCCCTGCAAAAAGAACAGGTACAAGGTAAGCCAAAATCATAAACTTATAGGCGGGGCTAGTAATAGCCAAATCCATCTTCATAAGAGGAGCAAGCTGCTTAACTGCCCAAACATCCGTGCTGTTCTCTAAAACAATCGCTGAATGGGTATTAGGCAGAACCCTGTTACGATCCCTTACCAAGCCCTCTGTTCCACCATCAAAACCTGCAGACTTCTGAGCAACAGAAACTGTCATAATGGGATAGAAATCAGCAGTATTGTAAGGAGAAGCGTTCTTCTCTGTGCGATAAATCACAAATGACTCAGCTGCGTAAGCCCCGTCAGTTTGTCCAAACTTCAAATCCACTGACTCAGTAGCTTGAACAGCCTGAGTGGTAGTGTTAAGAAGCTCCATTGCAGATTCACCATAACGATTCTTGGCAGTAACTGCATAGAAGTAACTTCCAGCCCCATCTCCAAACTTGGTTGATGTATCAGTAATTACTGCAACAGGTGTAGATCCATCCTTAGTAGGCTTAGCGGGCGATTTAGCAGAAGTGGCAGCAGCATTGTATAACTTCTTAGTCTTACGATCAAAGAAGATATCAGAAACTGCATTAACCCTTCCAAACTGAGTCTGGATATCGTTAACACTCTGCCCCATAGTTGCACCAACTACTGCCCCAGGAGACCCAACAAAGATATTCTTGGATTCATGGAAGTTGGTTGCATAGTCCGAAAGAACTTGAGGGTTAGTGATAATATCACTAATCATACCAAAGTTGTCATTAACAACTGAATGAGCTGCATTCTCCACATGCTTATCTAAAAGGACACTTCCACGAGCATCAACAACTGAAGAATCTTGGTAATAGGCATCCAAATTAGAAGCAACTGCTGAATAGTGCTGTCTGAATATGCCATCAAACTCGTTAGACACCATTGCAGAATCTGCAGTGGGGAGTGAACGGTTGATAGAACGCAGTAAGAATTGGGTCTTGTTCTGGATTTCTTGAGCAAGAATATCTCCAACTCCAGAACCAAGGCGAACCAAGGTAGCAGGATGAGTTACCTCTCCTGAAATACCCATGTACTTCACCAAAGCAGCTTGCCTACGATAGATCGAATCAGAGAACTCAGGAGTTTCTCCTTCATTGTTGAAAACCCCAGTTTCAAGACCATAATCCACCAACTGGTTAAATTCTTCTACAGTGTTGTAGGCTTTCTGTTTAGGGATCATCTTCCAAAGGACAATGTGCTTGTCCCTATTAGTAAGAATCTTCAAAACAGGGTCAAGAGACTCTGCCTTCAAAGCAGAACCACTAGTACTCTGCCCTGTAAGATCTCGCCCAGTCTGATGGGTTGCAGAAATGGCTTTCACCAAATCATGCAATTTATTCGCAGTCTCAAAACCTGGTAATGCCCCAGTCTCCAAACTCGAATAGTTATACAAATCAATATTCATAATAGAATAATTGTAAATAAGTCACAAACGTTGCCTAAAAACACAAACAAATCTCTAAATATAGTCTGTCTGTGAATACCTTACTTTGTCAAGCGGAAACCCTTTTTAAACATATCCTGAGCCACTTCATTCGCAGGAGAAACTCCAGCAGAATTAAGCCTCATGAGAGAATCCTCGTAAGAAGTTTTCAAAGTACTTTCTCCCATTCCGTCTATGATGTCACCCATTGCTTTTTCAATCAACTGGCGATCATTAGATACAGAAAGGGTCAATCTCTGATCTTCTCCCAGAATTTCTTCACCTGAAAGAGACTTCTCAATAACAGAACTCATCTTCATTGCACGTGGACCTATAGGCTGGCTGCCTAATTCTTCAATTCTGCCCTCAAGAGACTTATTAATATCCCTAAGTTCATCTACACTCTCAGTAAGGGATTCTACAGTACTGATAGCTTTTTCAAACCTTTCAGAAAGGTCATCAAACTTAGTGTCCTTCTGAGGAGCCAATCGAGCAACTTCAAGAGCTTTCTTGAGAACATCATTCTCTTTCTTGTACTTCTCAATCTTCTCTTCGTCCTCGTCAGGATCTTTATCGGACTTAGTTTCTGGGTCCAGTTCATCTTTAACTGCCTTTAGGATGTCAGCCATTTGGGCATCATCATACCCCAATTCCTTCAAGGTATTCTCTAACTCAAGTCTTTTCATGATATTTGTAATTTTAACAGATTTCAAATCTTCCCTTAAAAATAATAACTTTTTATTTTCTACCCCCAGTCAAATACTGGAAAGTTTTCTCCTTAAATTCAGCCAATGATTCTTCTCTTAACCTACCCGTCTCAACTGCCTTCTTGATCTTACTCCCGCAAGCCTTCAGCACCTTTAAGTCTTCATCCAGTGATTCTTTCATTAAGGGAGCTATACTCTGTGTTGTAGTTGCCTTTGAAATTTTCACTGTAAAGTCTTTCTCAATTTGAATACGAATCCCATCGTCTGTCACCACATCAAGTATACAGGTCTTCCCTCCATTGGCTTGTTGGTAGTCAAACTTATAATCCACCAAATCGTCCTTCTGCTGCCCCTTAATAATATCCACAAAAGTATTGGAATTCACTGGAGTTGGCGTAATAGCTACCCCCGTAATCAGGGCACGTGTTATTCTCTTTTGATTATACGGGTCTCTCTCCAATGCCTTCCCTTCAATACTCCAACCCAATTTTCTAGAACTCCCACTCTTCTGAAGAGTCTTCGCTAAAGAATAGATCCCTTTAGCCATTTCAGAGTCAGAATACAGTCTTCCCTGGATATAGAACTTGTTCCCCCTCACCTCACCTTGTATTGGCTCTCCTACAATCTTAGTAGGATCCTCCTTGGCTTTATGGTTCCAGTTGATAAACCCATACTTGTTAAAATAGGAAAGATCATACCCCATGGGAACCAGAGTCTCCTGTTCAGTGTCCACAGAATCATCTGAAGCAACTCCTCCTAGAATCATCTCCTCCCTGCCATCCTTCCCCTTTGCCTTCTCTATAGTGAGATCATTTATATAGAAGTTAAAATCTGGTTTCTCCCGTTTCATTTCTTCTTATCTTGATGTTCTAACCAAAGATTACAGGTTGCCCCTCCGGGAACTTCAGCTTTAAGTATTTCACAACCTTTCCACTGGCAGTTCTTACAAATACTCCCATTAATTAACTTACTGGATGGTTCCAAATACCCCACCGCCTCTTTTGAAAATCCGTTCATCAATGGACTGACTACTCTTTCTATGAACTCTTCTTGCCCAAAGTGCTGACGTATCCAAGCCAATAATCCTTCCCTCTCCTCCCTAGGGACAAATTCATACGGAACAAATTTAATCATCCTCCGAAAATCTTCAAATGGGGTTACCTTCTTTAGATTTGGGTTCACCAACACTCCCCACTTTGGTTCCAAATCATTAGACACTGACTTTGTTAGAATCAAATAGTCCGACCCTGATTGAAATACTACATGTAACTGCAACTCTTCCATTAGAATGTTTTTAATTTTATCATATTACCTGACTTAGCTCCGTGCTCAATCATCAGGTTTGCTAGTTTACTAACAGAGCTTGCCACCTCCTCTTTAGAGTACTCCTTGGCTCCTAAAACTTTATATAGATGGTCTTTACTGATATGCACAGATTCTATATCCTTTAGGGAAAGTCCTCCATGATATTGGGCTTCCACATAGTAATTAGCCCCTTTATGCAATTTTCCTAACTTTAAAAGCTCTAATCTCTCAAAGATATTGGTATCATATACAGAAAGTGCTAATGAAGTGAAATGAGGTTTTGCCACAGGTGTGCAAGCCATCTTATAATCTTTTCCCAAGGAATCCTCTGAAGTGAAAGTTGCAGATTTTAAAACCTTCTCCCCTTTCACTTTAAAATTAACATTCCCGTACAGGGATACCCTATTAGGAGGGGGGATTCCCCCTTCGCTATTTAATATTCCATTAGTATTACCAGTCCAATATCCATACACTGGGCGATTTTCATGTATTCTCATATCATCAGTAAACCCAAAGTAACTTTTTTCTGTCCTGCTTCTGTATTCAGGATCAAAAATCCCTCCTGTAGCTCTCTCTTCTCTCAATTCAGAGTCAAATTGGGTCTTAAATCTGCCTGACTTAAAAATCTTGTCAACAGTCGACCCATCATGTTCTTCAAACCCTTGGGCGGTGAAAAAATCACACTGCTGGATAGTTTCCTCTAAACTCTTCTGTAGTTTATATTTAAACTCTTCAACTCCCATCCCCAATCGACTAGCAAGCCCTTTATAAGAACTTTCTTGGTCTCTTTCAACCTCAGTTATCTTTTTCTTAATAGCATCCTTAATCCCCCCATTCCCTTCAAACTCAAAAGAATCCCAATCCTTAAAGTACTCATTAGTTGTAGACGAACCATACTCCCCTCTCTCTCCATCCCATGGTTTAGGTTCTTCTTTGGCTGGTTTAGGTTCTTCTTTGGTTGTAAATATTTTATAGGCATCTTCAATCCTTGAAACAACCCTATTAGATATTTCCTTAAAATTAATATTCTCAACTTGTATACGACTCTGGATTAATTCTCGTTTCTTATACAGTTCTTCAGCCTGTCGAGCCAATTCTTCTTTAGAAATACCTTCAAATAAAGGATTATTCTTAATCATTGAATCAATGGTAGGCTGGATTTTTAAATCAAAATCCTTATACCCACCTCTTGCTCTTAAATCAAATACCCCGTCGTTGTCTATACGGTAAACCTTTCCATCATCTCCTAAGATAACATTATCCCCATTGGCTCCTATGACATCCCAATTCGCCAAAACACAATCCAATAGGAAGCCTTTCTGTAAGATTTTATCAACCTGTTTCTTCTTTTCTTCTCCCTTTAAATTACCATACTCTGTTCCGTTTACAAACTCAGTAATCTTCTTATCTCCAAACAGTTTAGATTTAGGAGTATCAATCCCCATCAACCTGTAAACACCATCTGCAATCTGCCCATACAGCAATTGTCTTACTCCACTATCCCTTTCACGAGCAGTTTTCAAAACAAACTTTTCATCATACAACCGAACCTCTGAGGAACCACCAAGCACTGTTCCTACCTTACTTGGATCAAACTCTGTTGGAAAGGCTTTTTCAGCTGTTCTCTTACCTTCTTCTTTAGTGATAGGAGTTTCTTTAGCCGACTTGACAAGGATCTCAGAAGACTTACCATCTGATCCCTTTACGGTCAAATACAACTCTCCTTTGTACTCGTAGAACCCTATCAACTCTCCTGTTAGGGATTTCTTCTTACCTTTTATTGTAATGTGTTCTCCAGTCACTAATTCTGGAAAATCATATGTCCTTTCAAGCTCCTTTTCAACCTTATCCTTATCAAGACTTTCAACACCTTCCGGATTTTCATATACAGTTTGAAGGAAAGTTTTCCCTCCACGGGTAACCAATTTTCTCTTTCTTACGTATTTGGATAGGTCTTTCTTTCCCTTCTCAATATCTCCTTTGGCTTCTACTTCCATCTTAGCCAATCGAGTGTAATAGTCTGGAATCTCCATTAAATGATCCAAAGCAATTCGTCTCGCTTCAATGGTGTCATCCGTATGTTCATATTCTACTTGGACCCCCATTTTTAATTGTTCTAGAATCTTTTCAAAAGAAACCCCATGATGATCGGCAATCTCTTTAGGAGTCTTCTCTTCGGAAATACCTTTTTCAATTTCGTCCTCCTCGTCTTCCCACCATTCTGGTAATGGGTATTCTTCTACATCCTCCTCGCCTTCATCGTTCTCATTGGAAACAAGTTTATCCAACTCAATTCCCTTACTAAATCCAGCCAACTCTACTCCTAGTGATTTCAACCAGCTATCTATCACTTCTGGATGCACATAACTGGATTTAGCCATAGAAGGGGTGTTATTCAGCTGTTCTGAAACGATCTTGAACACCTCTGTAAGTTTCTTCTTCACTGCAGTCTTCAATCCCTTTTCAGGAACTGGAGGAGGAGGGATTTTACTGTCCTCAAGAACACTGCGTGCTAAATCTGTAGCCACATAGGTTCTCATGTCCTTCAACTTGATTTCGGACTTAGGGGATATCTTCTCTTTGAAAATTCCACGGACTGTTTTGTCATCAACATCAAATAGGAAGTCTCTGTCCTTCTTCTCTTTCATCAATTTACCTAAGTACTCTGCCAAAGGCTTTGAATCAATCTCTGCTGTATTGTTCTTGTAACTTTTCCCTATAAACTCAAAAGAAATCTTACTACCCTTTATTTTTACATTCTCCTTGGCCAGAGTGGTAACTCCCCTATTCTGTGTCTCGTCGAATCCCTTTTGGCTTCCTGGACGTAATCCCGTCATAGCAATGATATTTACTATGGCTGCACTCTGAGATTCTTTAGGGTTCTCACTACTTAGGAGTTTCTGTGAATTACTAATAATGGATGAAATATCCTTGGATGAAACATTCTTAATCCTGTTCCACTTCTCTTGGGCATTTTGCTGGAGAAACTCCTTACTGTAACTGGTCATCTGTTTACCAGTCTTAGGGTCTACCCATTTGAGTATCCAATTCCCCTTAGAGCCATCCTCGTTTACTTCTACTTCATTCTCTGGGATACCTACGGGCAAACGAGAAAGACTGTGCCTTTCACTTAACTCGGTAAATTTAG